GGCGTAGGTCGAGGCGGTCGTCAGGTGGACGTCATCACCCTCCCGGCCCACCAGCTCGACGATCAGGTCCTTGGGGCGGGGCGTGGTGGTGCATATCAGGCGGGTCTTCCAGTCGGCGTCCACCTTCAGGCGCATGCCGAACATGATCTGATCCCACGCCTCTTGCAGGTACTCCCATGCGGCCAGCTCGTCACACCAGCCACCATGGAACTGCGGACCCCGGAAGCGTTCAGGCTCGGACGCCGGGATGCCCTTGATCAGGGAGCCATTGACCAGCTTCAGCTCGTGCATCTGCTTGTTGTAGTCAGCGATCAGGTTCTTGGGGATGACGGCCAGCAAGCCCGAGTCACCCTCAAAGCAGGTGGCCCGAACGTCGGCTGAGGTGGGGGCGGACACCAACCAGCGGGTGCCGGGGTACTCCCATGCCCACCACCAGATCTGTTCAGCAGCGGTGCGGGTCTTGCCAGCCCCACGGCCAGCCAGCAGCAGCCAGATGGACCACCAGTCCCCATGGGGCAGCACTTGGTGGTTGTGGGCCTCTGTCAGCCACTTGGCCCTCTTGGCGAAGGCCATCTTGTGGGTGTCAGGGGCGGCGCTCAGGGCCTGCAAGACCTCGGGGTCCTGCAAGGTCGCCAGCAGGTCACTCTTCATTTTCGGTCTGGCGCTTCAGCTCAAGGTTCTTCACGGCTGCGGCCAAGATGGTCATGGCGTCGTTCTGCACCTCAAAAGGACTATCAGGGTCGTTGGAAAGGATCTGACGGTCGCCGTACTTCTTGGGGTTGAACTTCGCCAGCAGCTTCAAGCGGGTCTCGATCTGGAGCTTCCTGTGACCGAGCATGTCCTCCTCAACCACAGTCATGGAGTCCTCGTCCTCCTCTGAGCCGCTGTTGAAGGTCTTCTTGAAACCAATCTTCGGAGTGTCGGCAATGATCAGGCACTCCTCGGCCATGGCGTCATAACCAATCTCCCGTGCGCGTGCGATGGCTGCGGAAAGACCAGCGCCTTCTTCACCCAGTGCGTCGTCCTTGTACATCCAGTCGTACACGGTTCTCCATGCTGGCATACCCTCCATACGGCATATCTCCCTTAACGGGATACCGTCACTCAGTAGCTCACAGATCTTCTCGTGATGGAAGGCATCGGGGGTGTGTCTACCCCTTCTTTTGCGGTGTTCGGGGCTTCTTGGCCCGTCTTGGTGCTTTTGCGTGGCATCTCGTACTTTCAGAGACATATGGATGCCCGAAGTTTACCCTGTTGTTCAAGTTCAGGGCAAATGGGTCCCAATTGCCTTACGCCTTGCCTTGAGAGTTTCCTTGAGATTGGCTGCGGCCTCTTCGCTGGTCAACATGCCAAGGTGCTCGAGCTTGGCAATGCCTGCCTTCATGTGTGACACAGCGCAGTTCTGAGGCTTGTCCCAGATGCGGCACATGTTGTCCCAGACTTGGTCCTTTGTCATTTCGTTCCAAGCCTTGTTGGCCGGAACAACACGGCCCCATGTGGTTGTGTCGTACATAACCGGCTCCTCAGAAGTTGTAGTCGTAGAAGCGGACTGGCTTGTCGCTCAGGTCGAACTTGCGACCGTGCTTGTCTTTCCAGCCCTGCTTGCCCAAACGGATGCGGACCACTGGGTTCTCGGCGTTGCTCTTGATGAACCACTTCTGCTCTTGCTGGTTCGAGCAGTGGCCTGCGAAGCCACCAACGTGCCAGTTGGGAACCCAACTTGGGTCCTTCTCAGAGTCCATCTCGCGGACTTCGATGGTCTTGTCGCTGATGACCTTGACCACCTCGTAAGGGTTGACGTCAGAGTAGCCGTAGTGGTTTGCGTATTCCATGATGTGTCTTTCAGTTACCCGGCTCAGATGCCGTATGCGTATTTGAACAGAAAATTCAATGACAAGCAATACCCACACAATTTACTTGGCTTTTCTGTTCAATCGCACTCTTGGTCACGCTCCCTTGCTGTTCGGATGCTGGGTCCTTGCTCTACCCTGTCGCCTCTCAGGTATCGGACCATCTCGGGTGTGGTCAGGCGGGGGTGGCGCTCGATCTGCTCCAGCACGTAAGCGTACCCATCGTTAAAGCCCTTGATGTACTCGCTCATTTTGGTCTCGCTCAAGTGTTCTTCTCCCGTAGCTTGGCCTCGATGGCTCGGTAGATGTCTTCAATTTTGTATGTGCCCATAAATCGCGCTTTAATTTCGTAGTGCAACTCCGATATTTCCTCATCCGTCAGGCCCACCCACTCACGGGGCGTCACCGTGGCCTTTACAGCCTCTTTGCGCATGGCGGCTTCACGCTCGATGCGGTTGAACTCGTCGTCTTCTGGTGTCATTGCTTCTCCTTGAGTAATATGGCATAGTCGTGGAATATCGCCCCTTTGCTTGCGTCACCCACCTTGCAGGACTTTACCCAGACATTCTTCCCCGTCTTAAGCCTTCTCAGGTGGCCCCTACGCTCGTGCAATCGGGGTGATGCGTGCGTACCCCCTTTGGACTCCTGACGAGGCTTTGATGGCTCGATCCACACAGTTTTCCAGTCGTAGGTCGGCAACTTGCCTTGCTGTACCTTGCGACGGTTCGTGAAAGTGTCCCGCATGAATGGGATGTAAGCCTCAATACGCTGGTCCATGGCGCTGTACCAAACCCCAATCTGGGCCAACATGATCTCTGCCAGCTCCTTGTCTATCGGCTCGTCATCATTGACTGCGCCGTAACGGATGTTGTCATCCTCTATGAAGTAAAACATCGCAGGGATTGGGCGCAGCCTTGTGCCACTTGGACCCTTCCACATTGACACCGTGATGCCCTCATCTGGGTCTGTACCAGACACCAGCATCAGAACCTCATAGCTCGGGTGGCTGCGAGTTTTACCCTTCCAAGTGACAAAACATTTGTCAAATGGTGGTCGATGCGTCATCACAGGCTCAAGGTTGGCGTGTTGATGCTCTGAGAACGCTCCGGTCAAATCAAACCATTTGATGTCCACAATGTCCACGCCAGCATCAGACATCCACTTCATGGATTCTCGAACAAGTTGCGTTGTCATACGCAGCTCCTGATGGTCAACAGCGCCAGCATGACGCCAATAAAAAACCATGCGATCTTCATGTGTTGCCCCTTGCTCGGATGGCGGCGGCACACTCTTGCCCCGTCATTTGAGTTTTGAACTTGCCATAGCCTTCCCATGTGCCTTGGTATCCAGATGCACACCTTTGCACACGCCTCACGCTCGTCAGCACGGACAAGCTCGGCAAAGCGTTCAAGTCCTCGCGCATATACCGGCCCACCTACCAACCCAGCCTCCCGCGCCATTTCAATTACGGTCTTCATGTGTTCTTCTCCTTGAGTTTGGCTGACTTTGGTTCATGCGTACAGGCGTCTTCATACTCCAGTACATCTTGCATCTTGTAGCGGATCAATCCGCCAATCTTGAGATAACGACACCCCTGTTTCAACGATCTGTCGCGCTCCAGTGTTGCCTCGCTTATCTTCCATCGGAAGGCCAACTCCTCTTGTGTCATCAGTTGCTCGCTCATTGCGGATTCTCCTCATCGTCAAATGCCATGTCTGGGTGCGGTATGTCGTCATGCACCACCACACCATCAACGGCCTCGATGTACCGCCCACAGATAACGCAGTAATAGCCGTCATCCATTGTTCTTCTCCTTGAGTTTGGCCTCGATGGCTTTGTAGTAAGCGACAAGTCCTTGGCCTTTGTGATACACAGAATCGGTGATGTTGATGTACTCCTCATCCGTCAGCCCAACCCATGTGCGCTGCGTGCGCGGGTCAAAGCCACCAGCGGTAACAATGCCGCTGTCTTGTGCTGGCTCCATCACGCACTCACGCATAGCCACATCAAACTTCAATGCGTCCATGAAGTTTTCTGGCACTGCTGCGGACGATTCCCTGAAGCACTTATCAAAGTAGTCCTCATACATCTTCTTTATCTCTGGGTGCAGTGCTGGCTGCTCTGTCAGTGCTTCTCGCGTGGCTTGACTGGCCCTTTGCCATGTCCGCAGGAACACGTTCAGCTCCTCACGGGTTGGCTCACCCAACATCTGGCTGATTTCCAGCCATGCTGCTTTCATTTCCTCGTTCATGCTGTGAACTCCAGTGCCTGCAATTTGCTGATGCGCTCGTTGATCTGGTCGACCGTCTTCTGGTAGTCGGCCATGACCTTCAGCTTGTGCTTCTCAAGAGCTGCGATCTTCTGCGCCCGTGGATCGTAGTTGTCAGGCACCTCGATCTCGATCTCCTGCTCACCCACGTAGGTGCGGTGTTCGCAGTCGTCCAGCTTGACGTACATGATCTGATACTCGGATGTCTCTTCCCAAGAATATTGGCAGTGATAAATGTGGGCGGTGACTTTGACTTTCATGGCTTGCTCCTTGATGGGGGCCGTAGCCCCCGGTTGAATTAAAGATGGATGGTGTGCTGGGTGACGCAGGCTCTGGTGGTGAGTGACCTCACCTCGGCAAGGGTGTCAAAGCCCCGCACACCGCAACCCTTCTCGTCTTCGAAATCCCACCCCTTCTCAAGGGTGACGATAATGCTGTTGCCTTGGCTGCGCTCGTCATCGATGTGGGCGATCCAGCGGCGTGTCGCCAGCAGGTAGTCAACTGTCTTGCTCATGCTGGCCTCCGATTAACGTGCGGTGGTCTTGATGCTGAACACAGCGGTGGTGCTGGTGTACTCAGCGATCTTGTCGGCGCTGATGCCCATGTCAGCGGACAGCTTCTTCCAGTCGGTCACAGAGCGGTTTGCTTCGCAGTAGGTGGCCTTGAACAGAGCACCTTCGAAGACCTTGGTGTCACCCTTGCTGGCAACGTCTTTCATTGCGTCCTTGATGGCATCAGCCTGCTTTGTGAGCGTTGCGATCTGGGCCAACAGGGTGCCGAGTTCGTCAGCAGAAGCAGGGGTGGTGGTGATGGTTGTCATGTCGTTTCTTTCAGTTACACAGCGTCTTTGCTGTAGGTGTATTTGAACACAAAATTCAAGGTTCACAAAGGTTTTTTTGCAGTATTAGGGTAAGTCTGGATAATTTTTTTTGATGTTTCTCTTTTTTGAGAACCTGTGTTTTAGTCTTTTCAATGATTGACATCTCGTTGATCTTGGTTTTTGCCCTAATTGCATGTTTTTCACGATCTCTTGGCATCCCATATTGCCGACTCGGTAGACGATTTGCCGTGTTTTCTTTGCAAGTAACCACTCGAAGGTTGCGAATCCTGTTGTCGGATCTATCTCCATTGATGTGGTCGATCATGAAATTGTTTGGGATGCTCCCAAAAACATACACCCATGCAGCCCTGTGAGCGCGAATGTTTTTCCCATTGAGGGACAGAACAATGTATCCATCCCGATTAACGCCGCCAGCAATACCGCTTCTGCGTTTTTTTCTTCCGGGTGACAGCCAAGTAAACCATCCAGTTTCCGGGTCATAGTTGAAATGCTGCTTGAGCAAATCTTGAGACCTCCCGGGATGGCTCTCTGGCCTCCATCAGGCGCTGGATAGTGACGTTCAGGGCGTCCAGCTCCTTCATCTTCTTGATGGCCCACATGCGGCGCTGGCCGTGCAGCCCGAGGAGAGGACCACGGTGGCAGTCGGGGCACAGGGCCACGCAGGTGTATTGCAGGCCCTGCTCGATGTGGTGGGCCTCGCTCGGGCCGGGGGCGTCACAGACCGAGCACGGCAGGGACTTGACCAGCGCGAGGTGCAGGCGTTCTTTGGCGTTGAGCTTGTTGTTCATAAATTAAAAACTCAGCTCCAATTGAGGCGGCTTGGGTAGAGGCCTGCCGTCGTACAGGTTGCTACGCCACATGGTCACGGTGTCCATGTGGTTGTGTGTTTTTACTGGCTCAACCTTTTTGATGGGGTCAATCCATCCAATCATCTGCAACGCCTTGACACCAGACACCCATGTGTTGTGGTGCAAATTCGTTGGCAAGAACAGCAAATGATTTCCGCAAAAATCCCGAAACTCGTCACCTAGAACAACAGGTTTTGACACAAGCAGCTTCTCGGCGTTCATCAAATAATTTTCAACAAAATGAGGCTCTTTCCTGTAGGCCTTGCTCCAGCACTTTTGGGCAAGATCCAAGGCGGCGTCCATACGGTCGCTCATAACGTGGCCCTTTCAACGTGGCGATTGCTGGCCTCCTGAGACCGCCAGACCTCGATTCGGGCTTGGGCGGCTATCAGCATCCACCGCAGGCGTTCGCGCTTCTCTACGGCCTCTCTGAGGGCCTCCAGATGGTCCTTGTACCGCTTGCTGGCGTAGGCCTCGCGCTCCTGCATGGCAGCGGTCTTGTAGTCGCCCTCGGTCTCGGCGGCACGCATCATCTCGGCCTTGATGGTCTTGCGCATCTCCTCCATGTAGATCTTGTTGGCCTCGGCCTGCGCATACTCAGCAGACTTGGCGATCATGTAGTCGACAGCCGACTGGGGGTCAATCAGTTTGTCGCTCATTTGGAGGCCTGCGCTTTGCTGTAGACGGTGAATTGACGCGACTTCTGCATTTGCGTGTTGCGCTTGGCAGCGGTCGATGCCTTCCAGTCAGGGGAGTTGGTTATCTCGCTCTTGACTGTCTTCCAGCTTGTGAACACGTTGTTCATGCTCTTGACGATGGTGGTTCCGGGCCAGTAGTTCATGCTGTC